TCTATATACAGAGTGAGAAATAGTGGTAGAATATACGAGGGTGAATATGAGGTTGCTGTAGATGAAGAAGCCTTGATTAAATACTTGGCTGACGATGAACATCAAGATGATCTCATCACCCTTGAACAAAAATTAAAAGCTAAAAAACTGGCAGCTGTATGATTTCAGTAGATAGTTTATTGTACAAGATTGATCAAAGACTAAATAAACTATCGACCAATGATCATCAAGAGATTCAATTGGAGGATAAAATCCTTGCTTTGAATGAAGCTCAGTTGAAGTTAATTAAGCAGAAGGTTGATGGTTTTAGTACCATAAGTGGTATGGGACTTGATTCCTTCAAAAAGAGATATGAAGATTTGCAGAAACTTATTCAAAGCTATTCAAATCAATATCTTGTTCCTACAATAAGGGACAAACATCTTAATCAATGGGTGGTATATTTAGACGAACTATCTCCTAAATATATGTTCTATATTGACAGCTACATGTTAGCTGACAAAGGAGAATGTAAGAACAGGGTGATATGGATAAATAAGGAGCTTGCAAAACATGGTGACACAAGCTTGCTTTTGAATAATGATCATTACAAACCCTCATTTGAATATCAAGAGACATTTAATTACATCTCTTCTGATGAAATGAGTGTGTTTACAGATGGTACATTTGTTCCAAAAGAAGTGTATATAGCCTACATGCGCTATCCTATTTACATTGACAAAGAAGGATATGTAAAGTTTGATGGTAGTGATTCCATCAATCAAGACTGCGAACTTGAGGAATATTTAGAAGATGAACTTCTTGATCTCACTGTCCAAAACCTTGCAATGTACACCGAAAACCAATCTGCTGTACAATCTTCAGCAATGAGAATACAGACAAACGAATAAGCATTTTAACAATTTAAAATAAAACAAAATGGCAGATTTTTCTTTAACTACTGTCTTTGTAGTACCTGTAGGAAACAGCCTACCTAGCTCAGGTTCTACGCAGGATTTGGCTGCTGGACAGTTTGGTATTTTCAGAAGTGATTACTCCGTAGCTACGGCAGGTAACATCACTGGAAAGCCCTATTTCTACATTGCTCAAGGTAGGACAAACACATATCTCCAAGGCTCTAAAAGGTCTGACAAGATTGCTGGTTGTTCAGGTACTAACCCCGGTTGTCGCACTAATGTAACTGAGTGGTACAAAGTGGCAGGTTGCCCTACACCTGTAAATCAGGTGACTGATGTTAGTGGTTGGAGTGTTAAGTGTGGAGAGGTAGTAACCCTCACCCTCCGTGCACATTCTTCCTATCTGGACACTCTGTATTTCAATGGCTTCACTCGCTCAGTGACTGTTCAAGCTCCTTGCTGCGAGTGTGGTGGTGATGTTTGTACTGATGTTGATGTTCCTGCTCTGATTGATGCTTTCATTCTAAAGCTCACTCAAGCAGCTCCGGGTAACAACCCTGACAATATCAATTTCAATGACTTCTATCAGTTTCAAAGAATTGGTAACAATGCAAGTGCTATTCTTCGCATCTCTGGTAAACCGCTTACTAAGTATGGTCAGCCTTGCGATGTTGCTGCTTTCCCCTACGAGTATGACCGCATGTATTTCCGCACCTTTGTTTACAAAGGCCCGGCTACCACTGCTGACTTCATCGTAGCTGATGCTTGTGATATTGTAGCTAATGCTCAAGTTACCCAACGTGCTTCTTATGTTGCAGGTACTCCTGATGAAATTCGTCAGCTTGAGAAGAACTACTACAGCTATCAGGCAGGTTATCTGAAGCATCTCTACAGGATGGCAGGTTACAATGCTAACTTTGAATCTTGGGTGAGTGACGGTGTTACTTATGACACTTTCTACATCAAGTTCAATGACTACGACAGGTCTGCTTATCAGTGGGGTGATTACATTCAGGAAGATAGCATGGTGATCATTGCTACTCCCACTGCTCTCACCGCAGGTATTGAAGCAGTTCTTGAAGCAGCTCTTGGTACTGTAGATGCTGACAACGCTTGTCTCACCACTACGTCTACCACGACTACTGTATGGCCCACTACTTCAACGACTTCTACGCTTATTCCGTAAGACAGTCATAACATTAACCTAAGCCAGAGGGTAAGAGAGGACTTCTCAAATCCTCTGGCTTTTTTAATTGAATAACATGAGCTTAGATATATTAGTGGTTCCTACATATAGTACATACACAATGGCTGTGGTGGATGCTTCTGTATATTCTGTTCCTCCTGTTAGTCCAGAGATAGATATTACAGTTCCGGGATTCAACCCTGTCACTATTGTATTCTCTCCTAATCAGATCAATCTCTTTAATTCTACAAATCTTGAACTAACAGCTGTAGGTGTAGACACTTTACCTATTCCTGATGGTGTATACACCCTAACGTACAATACATCTACAGAATCTGTTACAAAGACAATAATGAGAGTGGATCAGTTGCAGGAGAAATTTGACAATGCTTTTATGAAGCTTGACATGATGGAATGTGATTTGGCTATCAAGAAGCAACAAAAGGTTGCATTGGACAGCATATACTATTTCATCCAAGGATCCATTGCAGCAGCTAATAACTGTGCAGTGGATACAGCAAATACGTTGTATGATCAGGCAGCAAGAATGTTAAGAAACTTCTCTTCTGATGGATGTGGATGTACAGGAAACAATTATACAATCACTGCATATTACAATTGTTAATTATGGCACGTTGTTCTAAATGTGGCATTAGTGTAGGATGTGGATGTCAGCTTATAAATGGACTATGCTCTGCTTGTAATGCTGCTATAAAACAAACAACAAACAGGATAAAAAATGTTATCTCCAAGGCTTACAAATTGTGTTGAGTGTGCTAGTATTCCTGCACTTCTCAATGATATTGACTGTAAACTCAGAGAGCTTGCTCAACGAGAATTCAACAATATCGTATTCTCTCTAAACAAGACAATTAAGGGAGACATTATTAAAGATTTGCTTAATTACAAGCGCATCCTTCTTTTTAAGTATTGTAATCCTGACTATGCATCTTGTTTCACAGTAAAACAGATTGCAAGCAAGGTGAAATTGTTAATTCATAAATAATCGTAAAATGTCCTGCTCAAACTGCTTCAATGGCTGTGCAGAGATAACATCTGACAAATGTGTGAAATACACAGGAGCAGATATTCCTGCACTTGGTATATCATATGGAGACACTCTTCTGCATGTAGAAGAGCAATTGGCAAAGTTTATTATTTCTACACTTGATGGCACTGGAATTGTAATTGATGTACCACAGAGTGTAATATGTGATCTTATTAAGAAACATCTTCCTACATGTCCTAGTTATCAGCTTGATGAACTCATCATTACACTGATTAAGGCTATTTGTGACCTTCAGACACAAGTGACAGCTATTAAGGCTGACATTACAGCTCTTAATGCTGATTATACAATTGGATGTCTTACAGGTGTCACTGCATCTTCTGATACCCATCAGATTGTACAAGCTATTATTACAAAGCTTTGTTCTCTTGACACAGGTCTTACAGCACTGATTCTCAATGTAAACACTAATTATGTAAAGATAGCTGACATTAATTCCTACATTGCTGCCTATCTTGCAACACTTGCTCCTGCTAACAAGGCTTACACCAAAATGGTTCCTTATGTAGCAATGCCTTATTTTGGACAATTGAGCAACTATCCTGCTACAGGAGATGCTCTTAGTCTCACAGGTGCAGGTATAGGATATTGGGAAAAAATCTACTTGTGTAATGGATTGAACTTCACTCCTGATCTTCGTGGTAGGTCTACAGTGGGTACAACTGATGGTACAATGGGTGGTCCCACAATGGACACTAATGTTATTCCTTCTGCATTTAATCCTAGTTATTCTTTAGGAACAAAGCAAGGAACCAATTCCATCAGTCTCACCACTGCTCAAATTCCTGCTCACAATCATAGTGCTGCAAATTCTGCTACAGGGATTACAAGAACAATCACTGGTACATCTTCTCAATCAGAAGCTCCTAATGGTTCACCTGTATATCCTACATTCAACTCTACACAAGGACTAGGCACTGCATTTACCAATCCCAGTGGTCTTACTGTCACTCTTACTGACCCTACACACACTCACACTATTTCTGACACAGGAGGAGGACAGCCTCACAGTAATAATCAACCAATGATGGGTGCTTACTACATTATGTACATCCCTTAAACACAATATGAAAAAGCTTTTACTTTTGTTGGTTTTGTAAAAGTTTTCCCCCGGTATTTCTATACTGGGGGTTTTTAATTATGTAGATTATAGTATATAATAAAGTTAGTTAAATTAATTTGGTTATATGGAAAACGTTTTATATCTTCACGCCAATTTTATTTTTTAAAAACTTCTAAATGTCTGATAATCAACATCTTTTAGAAAGTCTCAGAAAAATGATGGGCTGGAAGAAGTCAAAATCATTTTATGCTGATAAACTCGGCATCTCTGAGAAGGAGATTAAAAGACTAATGAAGCAATTACAAGAAAGCGAAGACATAAGAAAAGACGCAGAAGTTGCTGCATATGTAGGAGAACTTGAAGATGTCATTCTGAAGTTTGAAGAAGACTTGAAGAAAGGTACAGGAGAAGTGGTTCTCAAATGCAATAATGAAATCAGAACACTTGATGAGCTGATTGAGAAATGTAAAATAGACACTTCTAAATGGGAGATTGCTAAATATGTTCAGAACTACTGGGGAAACAGCAGCAGTCCTCATTGGCAAGTGAAAGCTTGGTTGACAAAGAAAACAGAAGAAAACATTTACCAAGAATCATTCATCGACTTTCTCAAGAATTACACTCCTAACAAACCTTCTGTACAAGCTCCTATTAGAAGAGAATTCTTTGAAAATGATGTATGTCTTGTAATCAACAAACAAGATGCTCATTACAATAAGTTTGACGTAGATGGCGACAATTCAATTGCTGATAGATTTAGGAGAGTGGATTTAAAACTTACCACAATTATTAACCAAGCTGCAATTGCAGGATATTTAGCAAAGTCTATTTACATCATAGGATCTGACGAGTTTAATAGTGAGTTTACAAACACCACTACTAAAGGTACTCCTCAAGATAACATTCTGACATATCATCAATCATTTGAATTGATATGTCATCATGAAACATGGATGATTGACAAGCTGTTAGAAATGTCTCAAATGGTGGATGTGATTTATATCCCCGGAAACCATGATGAATATGTAGGATGGCATTTGATAAGTTGGCTTGAGGCATATTACAGAGATGAGCCAAGAGTGATGTTTGATACATCTCCTGCTTACAGAAAGTATGTAAGCTATGGAAATACAGCAATGATGTTCAATCATGGAGATGTAATGAAAGCTCAAACATTGGCAACAGTGTTTCCAATGGAATATAAAGATGAATGGTCAGACCATGAATATTTCTATGTATTCACAGGAGACAGACATCATGAGGTTACACAGTCAATTAACGGTATTAAGTTTTATCAAATTCCTGCATTCTCAAATGCAAAGAGCAGTTGGGACAGCAGAAAAGGATATACATGTGTGAAAGGTGAAGTGACAGCATTCCTTATTGATGAAATAGATGGAATGACAAACATATACAAACAGTATTTATAATGGCTACGCTCAGAAAATTGGTAAGTGATGTGAGAAGCATGCACAAGCTTCTCTCTACTGATAGCTTAATCACAGACAGAACTATTGCTTCTGAGATTAAGAACAGCACTCTCTTGCTTGTCAAGAGGGAAACCAATCTGAGAAAGCTTTGGGCTACGTCCACCATCTTCACCACTATTCCTTGTTTAGAGCTTGAAGAAGTGCCTATTTCTGAATGCTGTGAGTATGTAGATGAATGTAGAATTGCAAGAACAAAATTCAAACTCCCTAGAATAGCAGAAGGTAATTACCAATATCTAATTCAGGGAGTTTATTCAATTAATGCAATGGGTGGAACAGGAAAGAAACTCAAGGAGATTACAGTGAATAGATATGTCAATCTCCTTAAACTTCCTGTAATCAAGAACGAAACCTATTACTGGATAATGAATGGGTATTTGTATGTAACTAATCCTCTGCTAAGAGCTATAAGGATTGCTGCATACTTTGAGCAGGATGTACCCAATGAAATTCTCTATCCTGAGAATTGCAGCTGCTCTCAAAATGTTGATGTTACAGAGAAGTGTAAAAACCCTCTTGA